TGGTGGCGGTGGAGGCGCACCAGTCACAGACGTTACTGCTCCTGCTATGACAAGCACTTTTGCGCCTACGTCTGCTCCAGTAATGACCATGCCTTCTGTTACTCCTGCTATTGCTCCTCCTAGCACTTTATCTTCAGGTGCATTTACAGGAGCTTCTATACTGCCTATTGCAGGTCTAATGGCTTCGGCTGCTACTACCCCTGTGTCTTCTACAGTAAGCACTGGAGCAGGCGCTACAGCCCCAGCAGGAGGTCAAGTAAGTGGACAAGCAGACAGCACAGAGCCTTCAGGAGAAGGTGAAGTAGGCGTTGATACTGCTGGTACTGAAGTAGCCGGGGGTGGCGAAGGAGGTACTGGAGGCGGTGAGGCAACAGGAGAAGGCATAGGAGCCGGGACTGGCACTGGGACAGGTGTTGGAACTGGAGATGGCTCAGGGGCTGGATCAGGAACAGGAGCAGGCTTTGGTTCTGGAACTTCTATAACAGAACTAGTATTCTCTGACTTCCTTAATCCTTATGAAGACCCCGGATTATTAAAATACGTCACTAATTTACCCGGCTATCAGGCACCCTTAGACATATTTAGAAGGACAATATGAGTACCACATACTTAAACATAGTCAACGAGGTACTGCGTAGGCTACGAGAAGATGAAGTAGCAAGTGTATCACAAACAACCTACAGCAAGATGGTAGGGGACTTTGTTAACGATGCCAAGCGTATTGTAGAGGATGCTCATGAGTGGTCTACTCTACGTACAACTGTTGTAGTACCAACGGTAGCAGATACTACAGAATATAGCTTGACAAACGCTGGAGAACGTGTTAAAATATATAGTGTCATTAACGACACATCTAATTTCTTTATGCGTTATGAGTCACCTAACTGGTTCAATAATGCTTATTACATTTCCGGTGAAGTAACAGGCACTCCAGACTCTTATACCTTTAGTGGTGTAGACAGCAATGGGGATACTAAAGTAAGAGTTTACCCTAAGCCATCTGGTGTTTACTCTATGCGTTTTGATTTAATTTCTAGGGAAGCTGAACTGTCTGATGATGTAGACACTACAGTTTTACCTAAGAACGCTATTATACATAACGCTGTAGCTTTGTTAGCTAGAGAACGTGGTGAAACTGGTGGCACTACTGCACAGGATTACTTCTTGATTGCAGATAAACATTTGTCTGATGCCATTGCATTGGATGCTTATAAGAACCCTGAAGAATTTATCTACAGAGTACCCTAATGGCTCAGAACAGAGAACACATCTATATTGCTGCTCCGGGTTTTAAGGGTCTTAACACACAGGACTCTCCTGTAGCTCAGGACGCTACGTTTGCAGCTATTGCTGAGAATGTGGTGGTAGATAAGTTTGGTCGTATAGGTGCGCGTAAAGGTATTAAGAAGCTAACTACTAGTGCAACACCTTTGGGTTCTAGTGATGGCATTGAGTCTATCTTTGAGTTTGTGGATCACAGTGGTGACATTACAGTATTCTCCACAGGTAACAATAAAATCTTTAGCGGCACAACTACGCTAACGGACATTACGCCTGCTGCTTATACTGTAAGTGCTAACAACTGGAAGATAGTTAACTTTAACAACCACTGTTTCTTCTTCCAAAGAGATCATGAATACCTTGTGTACACTGATGAATCAGGCACAGGTGTCATTGAATCTCATAGCAACCATGGTCATGCTACAGGTACACCACCGCAAGCTAATGAAGCTCTAGCAGCCTTTGGTCGCATTTGGGCTGCTGATGTTACTGGTAACAAGTACACTTTGTATTGGTCTGATCTATTAGCAGGCCATCATTGGACAGGTGGTACTTCAGGCTCACTTAACTTAACTACAGTGTGGCCTACAGGATACGATGAGATTGTAGCCTTAGCTGAGTTTAACGACTTTCTAGTTATCTTTGGTAGAAACAGCATTCTATTGTACTCTGGTGCAAGCTCACCGTCTACTATGGTACTAGCTGATGTTATTACAAACATTGGCTGTATTGCAAGGGATAGTGTACAAAGCATAGGCTCAGACTTAATCTTCTTGTCTGACTCCGGTTTGCGTAGCTTAGGCAGGGTTATACAAGAGAAGTCTAATCCCCTTGGTGACATCTCAGTAAATGTACGAGATGATTTAGTATCAGCAGTATCCGTAGAAACAGGTAACATTAAGTCAGTCTACAGTGAAGAAGATGCTTTTTACTTGCTGATATTGCCTGAAGTTAACAACCTTGTATTCTGTTTTGACATGCGAGGTAAGTTAGAAAATGGAGCTAACAGAGCAACTACATGGCCTGTTACTGGTATCCGTTGCGCTACGCTAACAAAAGACAATAAAGTATACTTTGGTAGCTCTAAGGGCATCAGTGAGTACGATGGTTTCTTAGACGATACTTCTTCTTACACCATGAAGTATTACACTAATGCTTTGTCTTTTGGTGACGCTAGTTCACTGAAGATTCTAAAGGAAATAACATTTACTATTGTAGGTGGTCAAGGTACTGACTTACTGTTAAACTGGGGCTACGATTACACTGAAGGCTACAGTAAGGAACGATTGACAGTAGACGATGCTTCTATTGCAGAGTACGGTATTTCTGAATACAACGTACCAACCTCGCAGTACAATGCATCTATTATTGTAAACAAAGCAAATACTAAAACTACAGGCTCTGGAAGGGTAGTAACTATTGGCATAGACGCTACTATTAACGGGCAATCCTTTTCAATACAAGATGTAAACATTGAAGCACTTATAGGTAGAACAATTTAATGAGTAACTATACTAAGACTACAAACTTTGCAGCTAAAGACTCACTACCTTCAGGTAACGCTGCTAAGATTGTTAAAGGCTCTGAGATTGATACAGAGTTTAATAACATTGAAACTGCATCAGCAACTAAAGCAGACAAGAATAACGCTACGTTTACTGGTACTACTGCCTTTGAAACTTTGTCTGATGGCACTATTGCTATCACTGCGTTTGTTGATGAAGACAACATGGCATCCGACAGTGCTACGCTTGTACCTACTCAACAGTCTGTTAAAGCCTACGTAGACTCTCAAGTTACTGCACAGGATCTTGACTTCCAAGCAGACACTGGTGGTGCCCTGAGCATTGACCTAGACAGTGAAACACTGACGCTTACTGGAGGCACTGGTATTGACACTAGTGGCTTAGGTAATGCAGTAACCTTTGCTATTGATTCTACAGTAGCTACGCTCACAGGCACACAGACGCTCTCTAACAAGACTTTAACTAGTCCTGATGTTAATACTCCAGACATTGATGGCGGCACTATTGATGGCACTGTAATTGGTGGCACTACCCCTGCTGCTGTTTCCGCTACTACTGTTTCTGCTTCAGGTAACATTACTGTAGGTGGAACTGTTGATGGGCGAGATGTAGCTACAGACGGCACTAAGCTAGACGGTATTGAAGCAGGGGCAACTGCTGACCAGACTGCTGCTGAGATCAAGACTGCTTATGAGTCTAATGCAGACACTAATGCCTTTACTGACGCTGATGAATCTAAGCTAGACGGTATTGAAGCATTAGCTGATGTAACTGATACAACTAATGTTACTGCTGCTGGTGCCTTGATGGACAGTGAGCTAACCAGTGAAGCATCTGTTAAAGCACTGGATCAAGGTGTAGCTACTACAGATAGCCCTACGTTTGCTGGTGTTACTGCTCCTGTTACAGGCAATGTCACTGGTAATCTTACTGGTAACGTAACCGGTAATGTTACAGGAAATCTAACTGGTGATGTCACAGGTGATGTCACTGGTGACTTAACAGGTTCTGTACTAACTGCTGCACAAACTAACATTACAAGTGTTGGACAATTGACTAGCTTAGAAGTTGCCAATGACTTTACAGCAGGCGCAGCTTCTTTATTTGGCGCTGGTGTACTTAAAGTAGACTCTACTAACAACCGTGTAGGTATTATAAACGGATCTCCTGATGTATCCTTAGACATTGGTTCAGCCACTGATGCTGTCCATGTACCTACAGGTACTACTGCACAGCGTCCTACAGGGGCAGCAGGTTACTTTAGATACAATAGTTCACTAGAGCAGTTTGAAGGTTACACAACTGAGTGGGGTTCCATTGGTGGCGGTGGTGGTACTAATACATTTACTACTGACAGTTTTACAGGTGATGGAACTACTACTGATTATGCTTTAAGCCAGACAGTATCTTCTGAAGATAACCTTCTTGTGTTTATTGAAGGTGTCTTTCAGCAACAAGATGCTTACAGTATTGCAACAGCGGCTGGTACAACTACACTGACCTTTAGTGCTGCACCAGCTAACGGCAATAGCATTCTTATTTACTCTGTAGCTGCTGCTGTATCAGGTTCTAACTTGAACATTGACAGCATGACAGGTGATGGTAGTGATGTAACACTTACGTTGACTATCGCACCAGTTAATGAAAATAACACTCAAGTGTTCATTGATGGTGTATATCAGAACAAGTCTACTTATAGTATTTCTGGAACTACTCTGACGTTCTCTACGGCTCCACCTAACGGTAGTGCTGTAGAAGTTATGACAATGACTCAGACGGATATTAATGTCCCTGTAGATGGAACTATAACGTCCGCTAAGTTGTCTGGTGATCTTGTAACTCCCGGTGATTTAGACGTAACGGGGACTCTGACTGCTGATGGGACTGCTGTAGTTAGGTCTGGCAACACATTAACTTTGAACCGCACAGATAATGCTATCGGCGGTGCAATGTCTTACGTTGCAGGCACTGGTTTTATTTTTAACGACGCAAACGGTGATGGGACTAGTTTTAACGTAGGTGCAGCAAACAGGGTTCGTATCGACTCTAGTGGCAACGTAGGTATCGGCACTAGCAGTCCAGCGTTTGTACTCGATGTTAATCATGCATCAGACAATGGCCTCGCACGTTTTACATCTGGAGATGCAGACGCATACATAACACTTAGTGACGTTAATAGCTCAAGCGCATACAACAGAATTGGCGTTATTACGCATGATATGTATTTCAATACTAATAATGCAGAACGTATGCGTATCGACTCATCAGGCAACTTGCTGGTGGGGAAGACTTCCTCAAATTTAGGCACAGACGGTGTTGAGCTTAGAGATGGAACATCTTACATCACAAACACTAGCGCATCGCCCTTAGTAATTAACAGAGAAGGCACTGATGGTCAGTTAATTGGCTTCTACAATGACGCAGTAGCTGCTGGAGCTATCAATGTTTCTGGCGGCACGGTTAGTTATACGGCGTTTATGGGCAGCCACTACTCTGAAACCGCTGATTCCAACATATTGTTTGGCACAGTCATGGAGGCTACTGGCGACCTAGTTGAAAACGAATACACAGCACAACAGCGACTTACTAAAACACAAGTTTCAACTACATCTGAAAGTGCTGCGGTTTATGGTGTTTGGATTGGCGCAATGGAAGGTGGTGGAGAAACTATAGCGGCTGTCGGCGCTAGTTGGTGTCGTATTAATAGCTCTGCAACTATTGCTGTAGGTGATCTGCTTACAAGCAATGGCGATGGAACTGCAAAAGTTCAGTCTGATGACATTATAAGAAGCAAGACTATTGGCAAGGTGACTTCAACAACAATCAAAGAAACACATGCAGATGGGAGCTATGTAGTTCCTGTTGTTTTGTACTGTGGATAACTAGGAGAACAACTAATGGCTTTAACACAGATCCCAATAGAGCTATCAAGCACTCCGGGTATTGTTGATAACTCTAACGCTACGGCGATTACTATTGATAGCTCTGAGAATGTGCTGGTGGGGACTACTAATCAATCTTTTAGCACTGAGGCAGGATTTAGAGTCCATTATCCGGGTCAATCAGGTCAATATGTAACTATTTCAAACGCAAGTTCAACAGCCAGTGATGAAGCTCTTATTGTTAGTAGAATTGCTTCAGTTACAAATGGAGAAGCTATACAGTTTTATCGTGCAGGGACTCCTGTAGGAACTATAACGCTCAGTTCAGGAACGACAGCCTATAACACAACTTCCGATTATAGATTAAAGGAAAACATAGTAGATTTTACAGGGGCAACAGAACTTCTAAAACAGTTAAAACCGATAAGATTTAGTTGGGTAGAAGAAGGTTTAGATAGTGCTGATACTGACGGTTTTTTGGCCCACGAAGTACAGGAGATAATTCCTAAGGCCATTACTGGTGAAAAAGACGGTACTAAAGTAGACAAACAAGGTAATACTGTTCCTTATTATCAAAGTATTGACCAAAGCAAGCTAGTACCTTTACTAGTAGCAACTATACAAGAGCTAGAAGCTCGCATAACTCAACTGGAGAACAACTAATGGCTACATGGACTATATCAACACTAGAACGAAACACTGACTCAGACCAAGGGGTTATCGTAGCCCACTGGCGGGTCACTGAAGAAGAAACTGTTGGGGAGAACACTTACACTGCTTCATCCTATGGCACCTGTGGCTTCACCCCAGATCCTTCTGCATCAGATTACATTGCTTATGCAGACCTAACGGAAGCTGATGTCATTGGCTGGGTACAGTCTGAAGTTGACCAAGCAGGGATTGAAGCTGGTCTTACGGCTAACATCAATGAGCAGAAGAACCCAACAACTGCTGATGGTGTGCCTTGGTAATGAAGCAAGGACAAGACGCTACACTAGAGTTAGCTTTAGAGGCTTTAGAAAAGATTGCACTACATGAGAAAGAATGTGGTGAACGCTGGGGTGAAGCCACTACTGAACTACGACAACTACGAGAAATGGCTGCGGCACACTCTCAAAAGTGGGAGCGTCTTGCTTGGCTTGTTGTTACTGTTGTAATAACAGGGGCTGCTTCTGTGTTAACAACAGTATTAAGATAAGGGAATAAACTAAGATGGGTGCGTTAACAGATTTTTTTACAAAAGGCGCTGCTGATAAAATAGCAGGGGCACTCTTAGGCTATCAACAGTTTGGTAAACTAACTGATATTGGTGAGCAAGCCAGAATAGGTGCAGAAGAACTAGGGGCTAGAGCGCAAGCAGATACTGCGTTTAGACCCTTTACTGTATCTACAGGCTTTGGTGGCGTTCAAGCTACTCCTGAAGGAGGCTACACTACTACACTATCTCCTGAGCAAGCAGCACAACAACAGCAGCTACAAGCCATCACAGGCGGCTTACTGGGCGGTATGGGCGCAGTAGCACCAGATGTATCAGGTATCCAGCAACAAGCCTTACAGGGCGTTACAGGCGCTCTCACAGGTGCTATGGCTCCTATGGGTGCTAGAGAAGCTGATGTCTATGAGCGCATTAGAGCTACACAACGACCTGAAGAACAACGTGCACAGCTTGCACTGGAAGAACGTTTAGCTGCACAAGGGCGTACAGGTTTACGTACGGCACAGTTCGGTGGATCTCCTGAGCAACTAGCGTTAGCACAGGCACAGGAAGAAGCTAAGGCCAGAGCATCTCTAGCTGCACTACAGCAAGCTCAAGCAGAGCAGTTGCAGCAGATGAGTATGGCTGAGAGTCTATTTGGTCTTGGTGGTAGAGCAGCAGCATTACCTGCTTCACTACAGTTAGGTCAGTTACAGAACATTGGTCTTGCACAAGCTGCTCAATACTCACCTGAGCAACAACTACTTGCTTCACTGACCCCTGCTATTAGCATTGCGGATCTCTCCGGCACTGCTCAACGTCAAGGAGCAGGTTACTTAGCTGAAGCTGGTATGGCTGGCTTGGCTGAACAATTAGGTGCTGAGAAAACTAAAGCAGAAGCGCTGGCATCAATTTACGGATCACTTTTTAATACCGCTGGGACTGCCGCACAAGGAAGTAATAATGGCGGCGGTGGTTTATTTGCGACCCTGTTTACTAATTAGAGGAAACGACTAATGG